ATGATCGAAAGAATGTTTGAAGATACATTATGGATATATACAGCTATAGGAGGTTCACTACTTGGTGCAGCATTTCTAGCATACTTTAAAGATACACGTGCTGGATTATGGTGTTATGCCAAATTGGACCAAACACTTGATTACCTTGTCGAAAGATGGGGTTGGACTTGGTTTGAACAACCAACTGACGCATGGAGAAAAAAATATCCATACGTTACTAAAAAAATAGACGAATTAGAAAAGCGAATTGAGGAATTAGAAAATGAGAGAAAAGCTAATTAAAGCATTTATTAGCCATGCACAAGGTCATATTGATAAGCATGTAGCAAACGTAGAAGTTTACCTTACCAATCCGGCTGGTATTGGTGAACACTCTGATATCATGGAAGCAATCGAAATCGAAATGAAGCAGATTGCTGAGTATGATGACCAATTAGAAATGATGAAAAAATATTTCTAAAATTATTGTCAAACTGGGGTTTACAAAAACCCCGGAATGATATATAATACTACAACTAAATAAGAAATCAATTATAAGAGGTAAGTCGAATGGCAACAGCAACTGTTGACACAAGGAAGTTTTTGTCGGAAACCAAATTCTACGAAGGCTACTCCCGTTATAAAGAAGATGAAAGCCGATATGAATCTTGGGATGAAGCAGTAGATCGTGTTATTGGAATGCATGAAAATTACTATAAGAATAGTAATAATAAATTAGCTGAATATTTTGAAGAAGCCAGAAAGGCATATAAAGAACAAAGAGTACTTGGTGCACAACGTGCTTTGCAATTTGGTGGTGAACAATTATTGAAACACCAAATGAGAATGTATAATTGTACATCCTCTTATGTAGACAGACCAGAATTTTTTGGTGAGGTATTTTATATTCTTCTCTGTGGTGCTGGTGCGGGTTTCTCTGTACAAAAACATCACGTTAAGAAGTTGCCGAAAATCCAACCAAGAGCAAAACAAGCAAAAGGTTATGTAGTAGAAGACTCGATTGAAGGTTGGGCATCAGCACTTGATGTACTAATGGCTTCATACTTTGTGGACGGTGGTAAATATCCAGAGTTCGCAGGTCGTAGAGTATTCTTTGATCTATCACAGATTCGACCAAAAGGTGCAAAGATTTCAGGTGGATTTAAAGCACCAGGTCCAGAAGGTTTACGTCGATCACTCGACAAAATCGAACACCTACTTCAAGGTATTGTACTTGATTCCAAAGAACCAGTACCAATTAAACCGATTAACGCATATGATATTTGTATGCACGCAGCAGACGCCGTACTCTCTGGCGGTGTAAGACGTTCAGCAACTATCTGTCTCTTCTCACCTGATGATGAAGAAATGATGAATGCAAAAACCGGTAACTGGTTTATGGATAATCCCCAGCGCGGTAGATCAAACAACTCTGCCGTTATTGTAAGAGACAAAACAACTGCTGAACAGTTTGGCAAGATTATGGAATCTGTTAAACAGTTTGGTGAACCAGGTTTTGTCTTTGTTGAATCAACTGAGCATACAACCAATCCATGTGTTGAAATTGGTATGTATCCGAAACTTGGTAAGAAATCAGGTTGGCAAGGTTGTAACCTTACAGAAATTAATGGGGGTATGTGCAATACCGAGGAAGACTTCTATCAGGCCTGTAGAGCAGCTTCTATCCTTGGTACACTCCAGGCAGGGTACACTGACTTCAAATTTCTCTCAGATACTTCTAAGAAGATCTTTGATCGAGAAGCCCTGCTTGGAGTTTCTATTACTGGATGGATGAACAATCCAGGTATTTTATTCAATGATAAAATCCTTGAAAGAGGAGCAAAGATTGTTAAAGAAGTTAATAAAGAATTGGCAGCTATCTTGGGCATCAATCCTGCTGCTCGTACTACTTGTGTTAAGCCTAGTGGCAATGCATCAGTACTCCTCCAAACTGCTTCAGGTATACACGCAGAACATTCTCCCATGTATATCCGCAACGTGCAGATGAATAAAGAATCTGAAATTACACAAGCAATTATAAATTCAAATCCTTATATGGTTGAAGAATCTGTATGGTCAGCAGGTGGTACAGACGTTGTTGTTTCGTTCCCAATTATACCACATAAAGAATCAATCTATAAAGATGATCTTATTGGAGTCAAGCATCTTGAGCTTGTTGCTAAGGCACAAAAGCACTGGGTCAATTCTGGAACAAATGAAGATCTTTGTGCAGATAAAGGTATTCGTCATAATGTATCAAATACAATTATTGTAGATGATTGGGACGAAGTAGAAAAATATGTATTTGAGAATAGACATTCATTTGCAGGTATTTCTTTCCTTTCAATGTCTGGCGATAAAGATTATAACCAAGCACCAAATACAGCAGTCATTACAGCAAAAGATATGGTAAAACAATATGATACCGCTGCAGTCTTTGCATCAGGTATGGTAGTTGATGCTCTCAAGTGTTTCGATAATCTATGGATTGCTTGTTCAACAGCAAGAGGATTTGGTGAGGACCTATCTTTGGAATCATCAGATAATGCAATGAAACAAGATTGGGTTCGTAGATTTAATAACTTTGCTGATAACTATTTAGGTGGTAATTCGATCAAAGCTGAACATTGTTTAAAAGATGCATTCCTTTTACATAAATGGAATAAGATCCAAAAGAATCTCAAACCGATCGAATGGAAAAACGATTTAACAGCAAAGAAATATGTAGATGTCGACACGCTCGGAGCAGCTGCGTGTGCGGGCGGAGCGTGTGAAATCGACTTCTAATGTTCCTTCGCCTTGTATACAGGTTTGTACTATAAATAACGGAAAGTGTATTGGTTGCAATAGAACCCAAGACGAAATACGTGAATGGTTTTATGCAACCGATAACCGTAAGTTACAAATACTAGAAAGGTTATCGAATGGATGAATTCGAAATAGACTGCGATATATGCGGTATGGAAAGTATCATACATGCATATGATCCACCGGATTTTTGTCCGATGTGCGGTCGTAGAGCTTTACCTGTACTAAAGAATCGGGATATCGAAGAGGACTTTTTAGAAGACGAATAAATACCTTTATGACATGGTATTATAAAGATAGTGAATTTGTTAGTCCTGATGAATATCAAGGTTTTGTATATCGTATAACAGAACTTGATACAGGTAAAATGTATATTGGTAAAAAGAATTTCTGGAAACCGAAAATACTTCCCGTAACCAAAACACGTAAAAGAAGAAAAAGAACTATAGTAGAATCCGATTGGAAAAAATATTATGGTTCGAATGCCCGAGTGAAAGAGCTTCTTGAATCAAAAGGTGAAGCTGGGTTCAGGCGTGAGATATTACATCTTTGTAAGACAAAAGGTGAAATGTCTTATATGGAGGCAAAATTACAATTTACGTTTGATGTACTCCTTTCCGATCAGTACTATAATGAATTTATTGGTTGTAAAATACATTCAAATCACGTAAAACATTTAAAAGAAGCATTTTAGGGGTTTACATTCCTGGCATCCTGTGGTATAATTATACCACAATAGGAAAGAGGAGAAAAACATGACCTATTCAATCGAACTCGATATTGCATCAGACTGCCCACACATCGAACTTCTTCGCGATACCAAAAAATACGGTATCTCAATTAAACTTGTCACCGAATGTGGACCCGGGGGTGGCAACCCAATCTACGAATTCTTCGGCCCATTTTCCAGTCTTGTACAATTTTGCAACGACTATGATTTCCCCGAAGAATACATCGAACCAGTAAAGGCCTAATTATGATACTTGTTGACTTCAGTGGCATCTGTCTTGCTACCATTCTCATTAACAAAGAAAATGACGAACGTATGATTCGTCATATGACTCTCAATTCTCTTCGTATGTACAACCAAAAGTTCAAAGAGAATTATGGCCAAATGGTTCTTGCATGCGATGGTCCAAACAACTGGCGTAAAGAATATTTCCCCCAGTACAAAGGTGTACGTAGGAAAAGTCGCGAACAGTCTACGTTTAATTGGAATGAAGCCTTCCGTATTCTGAATAGCTTACGCGAAGAAATACGCGATAACTTCCCATATAAAGTAGTTCATATAGACCAATGCGAAGCAGACGACATTATTGGTACACTTGTAGAAAATAGCCAAGAGTTCGGTAACTTCGAACCAATTATGATTGTATCTGCAGATGGTGACTTTAAACAATTGCAAAAGTACGACAACGTAAGTCAGTGGTCACCACTTACAAAAAAACTTGTTGAAGAAGGTCATCCCCGTCAGAACCTCAAGCTTAAG